TTATTCTCCACTTAGAATTGTATATAACTTATCGGCGAACGCATCGAGTTTCTCATATCGGTTTGGCCAATAGATGTAATCCTTTTCGGGGTTTGCTTTTAAGTTATTCAATAGCGGTACTACCGCATCATATAATAATTGGGCCTTAGCAGCGCTCGCATTAGCAGACGCAGCGGTTGTAGTAACTGCTTCCTTTGCTTGTTGAACAACTTCTAATTCATCGGCGTCAACAGCTGTAAAACCAAAATCGAAATCAAGGATTGTAGTTTCTTTTTCAATAGTCATAAGACCTCCTTAAAAAAAGGGGACCTTGCGATCCCCGGCAGTTGTTTAACTACGTGCCAATTCCTTAAAAATACTAAGGTCATCATCATCATCACTAGCGGTTGAGCCTACTGAAGCTTCTGCCGTTGCCATTGTTGGCTCAGACGTATCGTTAGACATACTGGATAAATCCAATTCATCTGCCGTTTCAGTAACCGGTGCCGAAGCAGTCGGTGCATCATTTTGTAAATCAAGTACTCGATACAATTTAGTTCTTAGATCAGTGTAAGATTTGAAATTACTTTCTGATACTAATTCCTGTAGAGAATGTTGTTCTCCCCAAACTCTTTCCAATACTTCATCATCGTCTGACAATGGAGTGGATGGATCAAATTCAGATTTATCGTAGTTCGGGTAACCTTCGAATTGACGAATCTTTAGACGAAAGTTTGCACCTTCCCATAAATCAAACGGGTTGGTTGGTTCTTCGTCTTCAAACGTCGGATTCATTAGATCATTCAATTTATCAAAGATCTTCTTACCGAACTGATACATGAATACTTTACCTTCGTTCTCAGGATTGCCTGGGTCTTTAACGATATAGACGTTAGCAGTATACTTCAGCCTGCGCTTCTGTTTACGTGCTTGTTCTTTATCAGCTTCAACACCAGAGTTCCACAGCTTAGAGTTAAACTCTGATACTGGGTCATCCTGATTTAAGGTGGTTAACGAGTTCTCGATATACCAAAGGCCTGTTGGTCCTTGGAAACCGTGATCCCAAATTCGTACGAAAGGCATTTCTTCACCTTTAGAGGCTGGTAGGAATCTAATGACTGCGAAGCCATTACCTGCCTTATCTCTTGTTGGTTTCCAAAATTTTCCTGCGTTCGGATCTGAGTATGATTTTGAAGAAATCTTTTCGAGTTGTGAATTCAACTTGTCGAGAGTCTTCGAGCGGTTCTTCTTGAGTGAAGAAAAGTCTGTTAGTGCCATAATTAGTTCTCCTGTTATATAGCGATTTATTTGCGTAATATTACAATACAAAACGGTCTTTGATTATTTTCTTAAACCGATCTGCGTTAAAATCCAAAAAGGGTTTATACTTTTTAGATTTGTTTATTATATCAAAAGATACGTGTTTGTCAACTACTTTTTCTTGCCAGTATGAAAATATATTCGCACTGTGAGCAAGAATAGTAAATGTTTCCAAACTAATCTTCTTTTGTAACAACAATGTCATTAACAAAGGATGTTGTCCATCTCTTGATATAAAGTTTCGCTTGTATTCATCATCAAGATGAGCAAGCTCGGATTTGAAGATATAACCTAACGATTCTACCCTCTTCCTCCAATTCGTGTATCTGGCTTCTCCTTCACTGTCGAGTAGATCTCGAACCCAGATATTTTTATTTATTAAAAGATTACTCATAATTAAATTAATGTAATCATCTTTCTTTGCCAATTTAGCAAAAGAATAAGCATCGTTGCGAGCCATAAAGGTTTCGCGGTTTGCTCGTACTTTGCCATTATATTTAAAGTAATCGTAACTCTCCGTCGTAAAATGTTTCTTTAGTGCCAGAAATTTAACGTACGCGTTAAACGAATCATCACTTACTAAAGTCTGTGATATCTTGTTCATCTTCTTTCTTCACCATTCTTAAACTAACTGCCTCAGTCCGTATCTTTTCTTTCAACACCGAACTCTTCTTTACGATTTGTGCGATAGTCTCAATTTCAATACCATTCTTCTCAGAGTAATCAACAAGCGCATCAATATATGGTACGCCATTCGAGATGTGTATACTTATTTCGTGGTGGATTTTATCTGGTGTTAAAGCAACAACGGACATATCAAGTTTTTCCTTAGTTTCTTTTTTAGTCATGTATACCTTATATTATATACTAGTTGCCAGGATATGTCAATAGTTTTTTTGTTAATTTTTAAAATGTTGTATTTGATTTGTTAGACTATTATACAACAGTTTGCTGTGTATGTCAATGGTTATTTTTGTTTTGTGTAAATAAATCCGCTCAACACAAAGGTTTCCCTTTTATTGTTGAACAGATCTATTATAACAAGTTTTTAGTCAGATGTCAATCTATTTATTAAGAATATGTCGACATTATAATGATGAAGAACGGTAGGACGATGGGGAATGTAATCAGCGACAAGGCTTTTGTGATCTCACAAAATTTACATACTTTTTCATTTTCTTTTAATCTTTCGTAACCAGCAATCAATGCATAAGTGGTCATTTCTCTCCTTCTTGAGGTATATATTAAACAAATTTATGTTACCGTCTGTAACAGAAAATATATATACAGAGTTGAAGAAAAAACCACTATAAATTTATATTATATTTAGTAATAGATTATATTACATTTCGTTATAGGTTAGACTTCCTGAAAGAGTACGTTTTCTACGTATTGATTCTTACGTTCCTCGGTTATTCCCATTGCCAAAATTGAACTATGAAGCATTCTATTAAGTTTTTGTTTTTCACAATACTTATTCTGTCGTTCAAGAGTATTAATCCATCTCTTAGTGTATTGAGGATTGTCCATCTCCATTGTATAGAATCTTGATAGTTCCAAAGCCATGTTAACAAGTTGTTCCGTTTCTTCACCAGAACGAATTGCACCAGCACCTACAATGTTTTCCGAAAAGATCTCTAACGCCCAATCTGGCATTACTCTTTCTTTCTTCCATTCAAGGCCTTCGGTCGCAGTTCTAAACTTAATCATATACGGATGTTTATCATTGTGAAGAACATCTATTGGAGAGTAGTCACAAAAGCAACCGCTAATCTTTTTAGGATTCGCAACAATATCTAATCCGAAGATAGGCAGATCAACATGTTCCCTTGGAAAGATATTGATATGCATTAACCATAACTTATTCTTTCCAACAGGTTCAATTGTTTTAAGATGGGCTTTACGAATCGTATCGCTTTCCCAAAAGTAATCTTTCCAACCTTCAAGGTCAGCCGTATGGTTTTTGTTCTCAACTCGATCCATTGAGGAGTCAAAGTCGTTAATTAACGTAGCAGCAAGGTTTCTTAACTGGTCGAATAGTTCCGAATCAACAATCATTACTCTTCCTCAAAGGTACCCATCTTTCGAGCCAAAGCGTAATTCTCTGATTCGTATTCTTCTGGATTGTTATGGAACCTTTCAATTAATTCGTGGAACAATCTCTCTGCGTATTCAAAGCAGTTCTTTGCTTCTGCTTCCATACCGTCGTGTAACAGTTCTCTCGTTAATGCAATGAGTTCTCTACGATCTTCAAATTCATACATAAGACCTGACCCAGGAACATTACGTTTAATAATTTGACCACCATGTGCATCACCGAAATGACGAACATATAAATGGGCAATCAGGCCATCGTTATTTCCGTCTTCTGATAAAGTATGAATGTGTTTAACGTATTCTCTGGTTGACTGAAGATCATCTTCGATTTCTTCTAAATCATATAGAGATTCGATTTCTTGGAGATCTTCTTCTATTGCGGTTGATCTAAAGATAGGCTCTAGTTCCATAGGTACAGAAACCGCACCTTCTAAAGCTCTATAGTTCTGCAGTTGAGCATGCAGGTATTCTTGGTATAGTTTAGGACTAATCTCACCGCTTAATAACAAATCTGCAAATTCTGTTCTTTCTGCGTTATCATGATGAGCGCGGGTTAGTTCTTTTAAGTTGTTTGACATTCTTTCACCTTTGTTTAAATAATAAATCTGTTAGTAGTATACGAAACTATTTATAAATAATTGCATAACTCAATTGTATATATCCACATGGAGCTCATATGAAAAAAGAAGTACAATTTTGTGATGTAAAAAGTGAAGCCATTCTTAAAGCAGAAATGGCAAAGATTGCCTACGAAGACGGACCTATAGCAAAAAGAGATTTTAAAGCTCTTGGATATACTGGTCATATCTTTATTGACCACGACGGTGCACAAGCTCATTGTGTATGGAACAAAGAAGAATTTGTTTTATGCTGTAGAGGAACCGAACCAACAGAAATCAACGATCTCAAAGCAGACCTTAACATCTGGCCTGATAAAGCGCAGGTTGGTGGTTGGGTACATAATGGATTCCAAACAGAAATCGATGATATCTGGGAAGACGTATTAAAGGTAATCGGTAAACAACTCAAAACCAAAAGATTAAGTATATGTGGACATTCATTAGGTGGAGCCATGGCAACAATTGCTGGGTCTCGATTAATGGAATACAAACCCGTTCTATATACTTTTGGATCACCAAGAGTCGGTAACGGAAAATTTGTAAAAGAATGCGCTGATCTTGAACATTATCGTTTTGTAAATAACAATGACCTCGTAACTGTTATACCACCTTGGTTTATGGGATACCGCCATCATGGGCAAGTTATGTATTTTAATTATAATGGTATTATTAAGAACCTTGCTTGGTGGAGAAAACTGAAAGACAAATTAAGAGGTATCGTTACTTCGTGGATTAAACTAAAGCCTTTTGACGGCCTTACTGACCACTCAATGGATAACTATACAAAATATACTAAGGAAAACTAATGGACATATTAGAGAGACTAACGGACGATACGCTATGGATCTATACAGCAATCCTTGGGTCAATAACTGGTGCTGCGTTTCTATTCTGGTTCAAAGATACAAGAGCTGCTCAATGGGGAGTTGCCAAGTTTGATTCTTTTTTAGAGATGTTAGCAATTCGCTGGGGATGGACATGGTTACAAACTGACCCAGATCTATGGAGAAAGAAATACCCTAAGGTTGTTGCTAAGATTGATAGTTTAGAAACAAGAATCACATTTCTAGAATCAATTGCTCATGCTCCAGTTGCGGAAGGTGGTGCTACTGAACTTAAGGAATTAATCAATGGTATCAATGAAAGACTTGATAAAATTGAAAAGAAACGGAAGTGAACTTAACTGATGCAGCAATATCTCAAGCGACTAAGAAAGCAGAGGCAGATGGCGAAACACTTATACGAATTGGTGTTAAGCCTAGTGGCTGTAACGGTTATGAGTATACTTTTGATTGGGACGATACAGTTACTGTCGAAGATTATATAAAAGAATTTTCTAATTTCAGTATTGTAATAGATAAGGAAAGTCAACCTTACTTTGAAAATGCCACATTAGATTTTATAAAGGTTGGTTTAACCGAACAGTTTAAAATTATTAATCCATTAGAGGAAACTCAATGCGGTTGTGGTGTTTCTGTCGGTTTCAAAAAAGAATTATAAACAAAAAGAAAAGGAGGTGATCAAGTGGATTTTATTAAAGATAGATTGAAGGAAAGAACTTCATTAGATGGAGTGGTAGCTATTGGCGGTGGTATTGTTATGATATTAATACCAACGAGTTTAATTGGTTGGGGTCTTATTGCATACGGTGCATGGACTATATGGAAGAAGGAAGACTAATGAGTGACGAATTAGAAAAGATCCATCATCCTGCTGATACTAACGGAGACGGTAAGGTATCTAAAGAAGAACAAGCAATGTACTTAGAGTTTAAACGAAAAGAACTCGATGATGCAGATGCTATGCGAGATGCACAACGTAAAATGACATGGTTTGCTTTAGGTGGATTATTGTTATATCCGTTTGCAGTAGTACTTGCGTCGTTGGTTGGACTTGATGAAGCTCAAAAGACTTTGGGTTCAATGGCTCCTACTTACTTTGTTGCTGTTGCTGGTATTGTTGCTGCCTTCTTTGGTGCACAGGCTTACTCCAAGAAATAAAAGAGACAAAAAAGGGGACCTTTCGGTCCCCGATTTGTTTGGTTATAATTACAGACTTGCGCTTACGCTAAAGGCATAGTAATTACTGTCAGCCACTAAATCTTGACCAACATTAAAACCTACAGAGAACTTATCATTTAGTTCCTTTGTTAATCTAAGACCAACTGAGTCTTGGAATTTTCCGAATACTTCCGTACCTTCTCCACCAATCTCATAGCCAATTAGTTCAACGTCTACAACAGTAATAAATGGTACTGCGTAGATTGCTTCGATTGTGTATACATCTGAATCAAGTGTATCATAATAGTTTACTGTGAAACCATTACTACTAAATCCAACCAAATACTCTTCGAAATCAAAAGCATCGCCTTGATAGTCGTATTTAATATAACCAACAGTTACATCAAGTACTCCGTCTACAAGAGCTCCACTCCACCCTGCATATAGATCCACTTCACGGTCAACTTCTCCACCGAAATCTACATCTGATGTCCATGCACCAATATAAAATCCTTTGTCGTCGTTGTAGTCGATTCCGACTTGAAGTGCATTCTCTGCGCCTTGAGTCATTCCTCTCCATACGTAATCGTTTGTGATAGTGGCTGAACCACTGAGGTCTGCGAATGCAGTTGTTGATAGCATTAATAGAAATGCTGCGAATATGTTTTTCATAATATAATTCTCCTTATTATTAACATAGTAAATTAGATCGCCACCATTGGCAATCCTCATATTAGTCGTTTCCGACCAAATTCTTTATTACTCTACGGAGTGTAGAGTTTCAGTTGTGACGGTATCGTTATAATCACCATCACTGAAATGCCGAACGGCTGTTTCTTTATATAGGAATCCATTGTGTACTCGATAGGAAATAACTTCCTTGCGAAATACTCCATCCATTTTATCTAGTGACGTTCTGAATGGTCCGTCGTTCAATGCAGTGTAGGGTTTGTTTGCTCTGTCTAACATAAACTTTTTTGAATGAGTTAGTGTCTCAACGTTACTTCCTTTGTAGTCTACCATAATATATTCCTATTCTTCTGTTTGTTGTTGGTCTGGGTGCGTACCTGCTGCCCATTGTAATCTTTCTTCGTCTTCTTCATCTTCAAACTCTCCTTCAGTCACGACTGGGAAAACCACTCCTGCTGTCATTTTAAGACCAGAGTTACCGAGTTCGTTTTCGAAGATTTCTTGAAGTTGCTTAATTTCCGTATTTGCATTTGGAACGCCTGACAACCCAACCGAGGTGGCGACAAGTTCTCCTGCCATATCACCTTCTACTAGGCGGTTACTTCGAGCATTTTGAATCCATTCTGGATTGTTTGTTACGGTTTCGGTATATACTTTTGATATATGATCAAAGAATGATGTGCCTGGTCCCATTGTTTGAAAGTCCCAGGTAACAAAATTTACTTCATCCCAAAACGCTTCTCTTGCTTGGTGATATTCTTCAGCATGCATATATGATTTGCTACCTGCTTGATTACGACCAATTAATACCATTGTACCAAGGAAGTGAGTTTCGTTGACGACATTACCTGCACTTATTGTTAGAGCATACCCATCTTCAGAACATACAAATACAACTCCATCGTCTGCATTAATAAACTCTTGGAAACATGTTTTTTGGTATGCCTTTTTCTCTTCGTTTGTTCCTGATGCTACTGGTGTCATTTCCCAAGGATAGGAACCACCATTTAATGCGTCAACACAATCATCAAACATTCGTGAGAATTCTGTATCGTCAATTTCAGTTATTAAATCAAATCTTATTGCCATTATATAAACCTATTGTGGAGTTTCTGGTGAAAGTACTGCACCATTAGAATATGAGCCCCAATTGGGAACATCCCAAGACCAAATTGTATTTGTACTGTTAGGCGACCAAGTAGCGGAGGCTGTATAATAAGTACCATTTGGGTCTACATAGCGATTAAACCAATTTCTTGCGCGGTAGCCAGATAATATGATAATCTGTTGACGGGTGGTATTACCTTTAAAGGTGAATTGGGTTCTGTACATTGCTCTAAGAGTAGCGCCACGATAATTTGTTGGGTTAATACTTCCAATCGCGGCTATATTTTGGCCGTTCGAGTATCCTCGCCATTCAAAGCTGCCATTACTACTAGCCCCGCATGTTAGATGCCAACCTCTATGCGCGTTATAAAATTGAGAAAGACTAACCTGACTAGTACCAATGTTAGTGTTATGGCCAGAACCATAACTATGAACTCTCGTTGCGTTTACTCCACCTCTACGGTATTCAGCCAAATCAGGCTCACCCGTTGCACCAAATTCATTACGAATATCATTAATCGAAATTGAGCCTGATGATTTTATTCTACCCATTTATATTCTCGCCTTAGTATAATTAACTATTTATTAATCAACTAGGAGCTGAATGATACCGTTATTCCAATTTTCACAGACGTCATTTACATACGACATACTTTTACCAGGAAGTTTTCTTGATTCTACAACCTGCCCATTTTCAATTAGGTCAACTATGTACATTGTATCAGGACCGCTACTTTCATTTGTAACTCCTGAACAAGGTACCTTTCTAACACTTGCTGCTCTATTCATCTTCTTTCTCCAAATCGCTTTCGCGAATAATGATTCCATGATCAGTTGTTCCAATCACCGGATCCTCGTTTAAAGCATTATAAAATACAATGCCTAATACAACAACCCAGAACGCTATTCCAACCCAAAGTATACTCTGTATTGAATAATAGGCAAGATCGTCTAAGAACTTATCAAGTCGATTCATTAGGATTCCAATGTAGGAATTTCAACGTTTCTTCGAACCAATTCGTTACGTATCTTTGCTCTAAGTTTAGGAGTTGTACTACCCCTCGTAAATGTATCAAGTAATTCCTTTAACGCAGTTGCGTTCATATGAAACCTTTGAACATGTTTCTTACCAGTAGCCTTATCTATGACTACTTGATTTTCTTTAAATTTAACCGGCATATTTCATTTTCCCCACGTATTGGATGATTCTATCGGCGTCAGGATCTCTAAGAAATCCATAGACTCCTGGGTCTCCCTTCTTAGGTGAATAATCTTCCAAGATTGTTAATAAACCATAATCAGTGGTGTCTGTAAAATCACCATCCTGATTTATGATCGCCAATTCCCACAGACCTTTTTTGTATCCGTAAGAACCTGTAAACTTGACTAACGAAATTGTATATCCGTTATCAAAGTTAAATTCTTTTCTCTCACCGTCGTGGTGAGGTTTGCTTTCTGGCCATTTAGGCATATAAATTTACCTTCGTTCCTTTGAGTGATTCAGGACATAGATACTTTCTTAACTTTATTCTAAGCTTCATGCTACATTGCCTACTGCCCAGCTAACTACAGTGTCTAAACGAAAACTTCTCCAAGCTTCTTTATCAATTGCCCAAGCCGCGAAGTGTTCTGTGTCTAAATCAATATCTTTCACCATTGGTTTAACACCTGCATCAGCCAACGTTTGCTCATTGATAGTACAAGGCATAATACGAATCTCATCCGTACCAATCTTTTTAAATGTTACTGTAACTACACCTTCTTTAAGTGCGTTAAGTAATGTTGCTTTTTCAGATACTTCCATAATATATATTCCTAATTTGGGTTTCAATTGTCTATTATAACAAACTTCTTATCACTTGTCAATAGTTTTCTTTCACAGTGGCGCGGCTGATAGGAGTCGAACCTATGACCTTCGGTTTCGTAGACCGATATTCTATCCAGCTGAACTACAGCCGCTTGCCTTAAAATATAGATGAAAATATAGATGACCAATAAGCCATCCAATAACTTCCATGTAATTTAACAATACCAATACACAGCGTTGTAAATCCCACTCCATTTAATAGTATCAATGCACGGTCTTCCCACAACAAAGATACCCATAACCACAATGCAAGGCCGATTGCACTAAAATATAAATCAAGTAAATGGTACTCTCCACCCGCAGAACGGAATATGATTGCTGATAGTACAAGGACAGATGCTGCCCACTTAACATACCAATCTAATTTCTTTTCACCCCTTTCACTTCGTATCATATTATTCAGGGATTACCGTTTCCGTTAAAATATTAGCAGTTGGAAAATCAATAACATAGTCGTCAATTCTCATAACGTATGTTCTATCAGGGTCGTCAAATTCGCCGGCTGCTGCTACTAGTGGTCGGCCGACTACTTCTAATGTTCTATCGGCGTCTGTTTCGTGTGTATATGTATATCTCTTTTTCATAGTTGTTTTAAAACCTCCCAGGTTTGTTTGTAATTTTCAACTGGGTATGCTGTTCCCATATTACCAATTGTTATTGTTGTAGCAAGAGGGTAATCGTTGCCACCATACTCCATCTTATCTCCGTAGAAATGAATATGGTCGTATTGTTTATTTAGGATATCTGCGATTTGAGACTTATTATTTGATCTCGGTGCGATATCAATACTAATCTGTCCACCTACTGAAGCTAATAGCTTTGGGTATTCGTGGTTGATCT